TGGGTTAACCGCATTTAAGAAGTCTTGTCTAACTTGTGCGTCGTTTTGTTCAAACAATAATCTTACAGATACTGCTGAAATCAATTTACGAGCTTGTAATAACAATCTTCTAACATTGATTCTATCAAGAGCGGATTCTCTAACTTGTAAAGTTTTATTACCCCAAATTACAGTTCCCACATCTGAGAAAGTTGCAATTGGGTTAATTCTACCAATATAAAGAATATCTCTATCTTCTTGAGTTAACTTCTTACGAGCTTTAATACAGTTAACAATACCACGAGTGTAACCCGCCGCCGCGAACCAAGGGAATGCGATGTTATCTGTCAAGGCCAAGTTTCTTGTAACCTCTGCCGTTGGTGGAATATAGATTTGAGTGTTGTTTACACTATCTCTTGTCAATACCCACGGGTAATAAGTTGCCGTATAGTTAGAGTCAATTCCTGTATTTTCTAAGTTATCAACCGCTTCTGTTGGGTAGATAAACCCGTCAATTCCAGTTGTAGTTGGTAAGAATAAATCATAATCAGGTGTTGTTGTAATATACAATGAGTCAGCTCTGTTGAATTCAATCATTTGAACCGCATCTTCCACTAAGTTACTGTTATTAACATAATCAATACCCGGTGTTACAAATACATTAATGTTTGTTGCTTCAGGGTTAGCGAATGTTTGTTGTCCCAATAGATATGCGTAGTAGTCAGTGTTTGCGAAGTTTTGAGTTCCATCACCAAGTGATATTTCTTTAAACGCTCCCCAACCAGTTGCTTGTGGGTATCTTGACGAAGGACAAGCTCCGTTTAAGAAACCTCTTCTACCAATTTGGAATTCATCACCATTTGTTCTGTATTCTCTGTAGATATCCCATCCATCAAATCCACCTTGAACTAACAACGTGAACTTACGTGCGAATAATCTATAGTAAGGACTTGTTGGGAATTCAGGTTCAGTTGTAAATGTTGCATCACCCGCTATAAATCTTGGTTGACCACTTGTCGAAAACTCAGGTCCGATTGTTAAACCACTTGCGTTTTGATCCATGTGGAAACCAGCAGATCTAAAGTTAAATGGAAGACCATCAATATCACAAGAGTTAATAGGATTTCTTTTTCCGTAATATTCGAAGAAGTTTGGATCCCAACCTAATGAGTTAGAAATACCCAAATAAGTTCTTCTTACATTATCTCCCGGGCTTATTAGTGAGTTATCATTACCTGATGATAAACCGAATGGTGGGTTATAAATCACTTCACCAGGGAAGTCATATTTACCTTTAATAATCGGGAATGGAGAACTTGCTCCTGCATAATTTCTAAAGTTAAATCCGTTAAATCCACAAGGAAGTGCATCAATCGGAGCGTCTTCAGACATTTCAATCATAACGTAACGAGATCTTAATTCGTATTCACCGTCTAAAGTTCCGATTTTATTTGCGATGTAGTTGTTTTGTCCTGGATCCATTGTGCAATTTGTGAATTTTTCAATAACCACAGGGTTAGCATCTGTATCAAAATAGTCACGAATTAACACGTCAAAAGTTAAATTATTATATGTTTGATTAACGATTGAAATTTTAAGTAGAGTATTAGCTCCGTCACCATCTGAAATTGTGTAGAATCTAAATAAGTCATATACTTTATTACCTCTAAGTTCTGACACCACGAAAGGTGATGCTGGCGTTTGCCATCTATCCAAATACCAACCAATTGAGTTAGGATCACCACTTTGAGCTGAATCTAACGCGATTAGGTTAGGGTTAAGACCTCTAATGTATCCTTTTCTCCAAGCAAAGTTTAAGAATGATTGGAAGTTTTCTTCAGCAAATACTGGAACTTCTAATCTTGGTTTTTGGAAGTTTGTAACCCCAAATACTTTTGTCCAATATTCAGCATCGTTTTGAGTGAATGAAGTTTCAAACGTATAAGGTGTTCCGAATCTATCAACAACATTAACACCAAAAGTTGCGTATGGGTTTTTAAGAACTGATGCGTATTGACCTGTCATATCTAATGTTACATTAGAAGTTCCTGTAACTGAATATCTTGGATTTTCAGCGTTTGTATAAGTTGCAACACCTCTTGATCTTAAAGTTCCAACAACAACATTATCATAATCAACATATGATGTTCCTGTATAATAATAAATCTTACCAACAATAGTTCCTGAATAACAATCAATATTAACAGGAGTCGGTGTTGGAGTTGGTGATGTAAATGGAACAGGAGACACACAAGGAGCCTGTGAAGGTGTTGGTGTCGGTGTTGACGAAGGTGCTATTGTTGTAGTTGTGGTTACAACAAATGGTGTTAATCCTGTAACATATGTAAAGAAAGAGTATCCAGAATAGTTTGTATTTCCTGTGTTAGAAAATAATGCATAATACCAAGAGTCATTCAAAGGAGAACTTAAACTAGTGTCATCTAAAGAAACTGAAGGAACATCGAATACATTTGTTTCTCCTGTATATCCAGCACCACTTAATGTTAAATAATCGTTTGTTGCAATTGAACCAAAATATGCGATTTGTTCATCTTCAGCCGTTGATGGATTATTGGCAGTTATAATGTTGAAGATTAAATTTTTAATTTGAGCATCTAATGTAGATGTTCCTCCATTAAATTCTTCATACTGTTCGTCTAATATAGTTTGAATTTCAGCTGGGAAATTAACAGAATAACCGATAGTTGATGTTGAGTTTGTGCATGCCGTAAAAGGAACTGTAAATGACAATTCTTTTGGTGTAACACAAACAGTTTCACACGTTGCCGTTAAAGTTTGTGAACTTAAACACCAAACACCAATAGTTGACGGATCAACGTTAGCGACAGTTGCTACAGACCATGATGGACCTGCATCATATCCTGATAAACCAAGAATTCTAGTTACGAATAACTGATTAGATTGTTGAAGATATGCCTTGGCGATATACGACGCCTCATACTTCGGGATTTGAGTATTTACGAATTTTTCAGGAGACGTTCCCCCAAATACCGTTTGAAACTCGTCAAAGTTTGTGATAAAAATAGGTTCAAATGCTGGACCTATCAAAGTTTCACCTACAATACCTAATGTTGTTACACCTACACTTTGTGCTACAAAGCTTAAGTCAACTTCAGAAGTATATACACCCGGTGAAACAAAAACCTTACTGTTAGTTGCCATGTTATAAAATACTTTTTAAATTATTTATTTTTTCTATAAATACTTGGAAAAAATCCAAAAACTTTACAATAAAAAAACTATTTATAAATTGGTATGATTTTATTCTGCCTTTTTTCTGCCCTATGGATAAAGAAGTTAAAAAGTTAAAGAATTTAAAAATTGATGAAGATGTTCACATTGTTTTGAAAAAATATTGTGATAAAAGAGGTATCAAAATGTATAAGTTTTTAGAAAACTTAATTTTGGAAAAATGTAAAGAAAAAAAAGACGTATACGGAGAAAATTAAACTAAACTCTGAGTAAACGTGACAGAAGGTTCTTGTCCTGTTAAACCAACGGTTATATCGATTCTTAATTCATCACCATTATTAATTTGTATAAGTTCTAAATCATCACCAACATATTGATTATTAATAAAAACAGAAAACGAAATTACATTAGTTGATTGTTCTAAAAATAAATTACAGGTGTATGCAAAAAGTCTTTCTTCAGTTGTTGCACTATTTGGGTATGAATATAAAATACTTTCTAATTGAGGTGGTTGTTCTTTTCTTTGAGGTCGTTTTCTTGGTTGTTGATCAACTTCAAACATTTGAAAGGTTCTTGAAAGAGCAGGATAAACTTCAAATTGGTTTTCGTCAATTAAAAATCCCATCATTGTAAAATCATATTTTTGAATATAATATTTTCTAGACTCCAGATCCATTGAAGATTCATCTGTAAATGCGTCATTAATGATTGGAATATAATGTCCGTTTATATTTTGATACGCTTGTCTTGAGGCAAATGTTTCCATTATTCTTTGATTCAGAGTATTGGCTTCTCTCATTCTATTACAAACTATTGCTACCGTGTATTTTAAATCAATTGGAACTGGTTGTGGTATTTTATAAATGTCGGCTCCTTTTCTATTTCCGTCCCATGTTGGAACTTCCATATAATAATACATTCTTCTATTTGGTATATTATATTGAACTGCCGGGTTATTCCCATATTTTACCTCAGGGTTTCTGATTACCGTTAAAAATGGTGGTTCTAAGTTCTTATCTATATTTTGAAAGTCCCAAGTTTCAACAAACTGAGACCAATTTTGTGTTGTGATTAGTATATCAACAACAGGTATTTTTTTTCCTTCAGAAACAATATTAAATTTTTCTTTCACAAAATCTAAAAACCCTCTATCTAAATCAGCATGTAATAATGACTTAGGTAAATAAGTTCCGTCCTTTGTAATCATATCCTTTATTTCTTCTCTTCTTGGTAAAAGAGTTTTAGGATAATTCAAAGGTATTGTTGGTTTTACTGGTCCTCTTTTAGGTAATCCCATAATTTTTTTTAAATCTATTTAATTTTATAATCCTCTAAATTCATTTGGTCCGACAGGGGCTGCAATTATAGTCCTATAAAATGGTTTATACCCTTTATACGTATGTTTAATGTCTGAAACCACACGACCGTCATTTACAACCGTATAATAACGAACAAAATTTTCAGTATCGTAATAACCAACATAATCACCAAAATCTATATCAATTTGTAAATCTTCTAATGTTTTTAAATAAACCGACATTGTTATATTTCCCGGTTCCACTTGATCCATTTTGGTTGTTCCAATCATTTTGTTTGTTGGTGCCGCAATTGCAACATAAGCATTGAACTCAACGGGAGGTAAAAATTTTATACCGTCTTCAACAACTTCGCCATAAACATTATCGGTTTTAATTTTGTTTCTATCTATTTTATATAACACACAAGTGTAATTCATGTCACCAATTAACCACTCTTGGCCCATCCCAATTTCAAGTTCAAAATCGCGATCACCAAAAAATTTACCTAACCTTGTTATAGGAACATTACTTTTCATTATGTTGTTTTATTGATAAATATTTATTTTATCGTTATTTTTAATAAAAAGAGTTTTGGAAAACACAAAGTCACTTATAGAACATAAGGCCATTGAGTTATTGGACTCGTATAGTGGTGCAAATAACTACATTCTTTATTTAAAACAAAAAAAAGAAAATTCTAAAAAGTTTTATCCCACAAGAACACAATCTGATTATATTGTTAATTATTACGATTCGGTTCCTAAAGTCGCAAGAAAGTGGGTTGATCTTGATACTTATTTTGCCAAAAAGTTTGCTGAAGAAAAATATCTATTGGAAACTCCATCACAAATATATATTGAAAAATTATTGGTCGAGAAAGAAAAATCTTATCATATTTGGGGAAAGTTTTTTGAAAAAGATTCTTTATCAGAGTTTTGGGTTCCTAAATCGGCACTTATTAAAACCCATAACGTTCAGAGTGTTGAGATTGATTATTCAAAGTATTCACATAGACCTCCATTAAATCATCAAAAAATTGCAATTGAAAAATTGGCAGGATCAAAAAGATTTATTTTAGCCGATGATATGGGTCTTGGAAAAACAACATCAACAATTATTGCCGCCTTAGAAACAGGGTCCAAAAAAATATTAATTGTTTGTCCGGCATCATTAAAAATAAATTGGCAAAGGGAAATTGAAAACTATTCAGATCGTCCCGTTTTTATTTGTGAAGGAAAAAAGTTTTCAACCGAACACGATTTTGTAATTATTAATTATGATATATTAAAAAACTTTCACGATCCAAAAAGTAAGGAATTAACTTTATTAGAACAATGCAATTTTGATTTAGTTATTTTGGATGAAGCTCATATGATTTCAAATGCTCAAGCACAAAGAACAAAAATCATAAATAGTTTTGTTAAAAAGATTAATAGAGTATGGTTGTTAACGGGAACACCGATGACTTCACGACCAATGAATTATTACAATCTTTTGAGTATCATCGAAAGCCCTGTCGCGCAGAATTGGATGGCTTACGCCATTCGATACTGCCAAGGGTATCAGTTTAAAGCGGGAAATAGAAAAGTATGGAATGTGTCAGGGGCTTCTAACCTTGAGGACCTAAGGGATCGAACTTCTAAACAAATTCTTAGACGATTAAAAGAAGAGGTTTTAGATTTACCTGATAAAATCATTACACCCGTTTATTTAAGATTACAATCAAAAGAATATGAAAATCTGATGGGT